TGCCGTATCTGCCAGCGATGAATAGGGTTTGAATACATGGGTCGTTCGACACTTTCCATACAGGACGAGACGAAACAGGAGTTCGACGCCCTGAAACCCGACAACGCATCACAGGACGACTTCCTCCAAGAACTCCTCGACGCCTACCAAACCCAAGACACCAACACGACCAGCGACGACCGAACAGACGAAATACTGAACCGACTCGACGACCTCGAAGCCACACTCCCCCAGAAAACAGCGCGAGAGCTTTCGAGACGGCGGTAGCGCGGAGTGTATAAGGTTTGTATAAAACACCTCATGGCACAAGACGAGTTACCTACCGTGTGGGATTCGGGGTGGGAGTGGCCGGTATCGCACGGCTACAAGTCTGTGCATCCGGATGGGAGTGTTGGGTACTGGCCGGCGTGCATGGAGACGTTGGTTCGGAATATTACGTATGAGTTCCGTGACGATGTGGAGGTGACGATAGTTGACTGGTGAGAAGGAGCGGCAGTACGAGGACGAGTGCGGTCTCGACCACGGTGGTCGGAACTCCGCGGGCGAACTGTGTGGGCGGCCGGCGGGCTGGGGCACCGACTTTGACTCGGGGAAGTGCAAGCACCACGAGCGCCACGGCGAACCCCGCACCGGGGATAAAGCCGAGTTGTTCCGGATTGCGGTCTCCTATGGGAAGCACGTCCACAGTGAGGAGTGGGCGCTCGACAAGCCTGAAGACGCGAAGTCGGGGAATGCGTTCGTGGACAAAGAGGAGGTGCAGAAGCCGGCGGGGGAGGGGTTCAAGCTGACGGACGTGCAGTACAAGCAGACGGTCGTACAAAAAGGCCAACAGAGCCTAAGTCAGGATCGCCGGATGTGGCTGAAAGACCTCGGCCTCCTCGAAAACAACCCCGACTCCCAGAAAGCAGACGCTGTCGGCGACCTCGCCACCATCCTCTCCCAAGAATAATGGACCCCGAAGAACTCCGCGACCTCCCCCGGAGCGAGCGCGTCCAACACGTCTTCAACTTCGACCCAACCGACTACCAAGCCGACCTCCTCGACCACCACGAACAACAAGCGAAGACGCAAGCCGCACCAAAGAAAGGCCGACAGGTTGGCGCATCGCTTGTCGGCAGCGTCCTCGCCGCAGACTACGCACTCACACACAGCGAGACGGACGTTCTCATAACATCGCCGAAACAAGACCCCGCCGACGAACTCTTCGAGAAGTTCACCCAGCACTTCAAGAACTCGGATTTCACGCTCGACCAGCTCGGCGTCATAGATGACAACAAGACCGAGTGGACGTTCGCCAACGGCACCCGAGTCATCTGCCGGACCTTGGGACAGGGCGATCTCAGCCAACGCTCACTGTCGCCGAGTTTCGTTATCGTGGACGAGGCGGCTTACGCATCGGACTACCACCTCGAAGAGGTTGTGGAACCGTTCTTCATCACGCACAACGAGTTCGAATACTACCTTTTCAGTACTCCGAAGGGCAAAACCGGCTACTTCTATCACGCCGTCGAGGGCAACCGGAGCGAGGCGTGGTATAGCCCGCACTGGCCGACCGAAATCAGTCCGTATGCAGACCAAGACTATCTCGACCGGAAGCAGACGGAGAAAGACTCCACGACGTTCGCGCAAGAGTACCGTGGTGAGTTCGCTGACACGGGCGAGGTCTGGATACCAAGCGAACTCTTCCGAAGCTGTGTTCCCGAGGACGCGCCCGAGGTGAGCGCAGGCGCGGATACGTATCTCGGGGTGGACGTGGCGCGGAAGGGCGCGGACGAAACTGTCTACCTCTGCCTCGACGAGAGTGGCGTGGTGCGTGACATCTGGAGCGAGGAGACCAGCACCGTGCCTGGTGTCGCCGGCCGCATCAAAGCCCTCAACGAGGAGCACAACTTCAGTCGGGTGTTCGTTGACGAGAACTCGGTCGGTGGTGGTGTGGTTGACGACGAGGGTCTCCGCGGCCTCGTGGAAGGTGTGACGTTCTCGACGCAGACGAAACACGAGATGTACACCGACTTGAAGACGCACTTCGAGAACGGCGATCTCACCATCCCGCCGGGGGTGGACCACTACCGGAGTTTGGAGTTGCAGACGACGCGGTTGGAGTTTGAGTACACGAGTAATGGGTACGTGAAAGTGAGTCATCCGCCGAACGGTCACGACGACTACGCTGACGCGCTTGCGTTGGCGAATCATGCCCGGGCGAAGTCGTCCGGTGAAGTCCTCGCCTTCCAGTTCTAACCATGAGTAACGACAACAGCCAGTCGCGGCTCCGCAAGCTCGTCTCACGCCTCGCCCCAACCACTGACGAGGATGCGAGCCCGCAGGCACGCGACGAAGAGCCGATCGCGATAACCGAGGAGCAGCGCACTCAAGAACCAGACCGCGAAGACATCGAAAAATGGGCGGACGAATACTACGCCAACCCCCTCATTCGGATGCCCGTCCGGAACTTCGCATCGGACGTCGTCGCTCCCGGCTACCGTGTCAACGTCCACACCGAGGACGACGAAGACGAGCCGGTCGTCCCGAGCGACTACAAGTACGAGGAGTTCCAAGGCCGCGACCTGTCGGACGCTATCGAACTCTGGCTCAGCCAGTGCGCTATCGTCGGCGGCCGGTTCAACCGCGACATCTCCGACCTCCTCGAAGACGTCGTCCTCGACTTACGCGGTCGTCGTGGCACCGCACTCATCGAGCACGCCTACGACAACCCCGAACAGCGAGAGTACATCCTCGGCATCAGAACATTCAAGCCCGAGACCACCACCGCCTACACCCGCCAGGGGAAGAACATCCTCCTGCGGCCGGACGACGACCCCGGCGAGTTCGAGACAGTTGCCATTCAAGACATCGGCGACCCCTTCCGCGACACTGCACCGAAGACAGCGGCGGATAAGACGGCGGCGTTCGTGCAGTTCGACGACATCTTCGGCGGGTTCGATGAGAAAGACGACATCCCGTTCGCCCTTGACGATGTGACGCTCATCAGTAACGACCCGGACACGGGCAACATCTTCGGCCGTCCCGACACCGCGAGTGTGTTAGATCGCTCGCAGGAACTCCGAGAGCAGTTCGCGGACACCGCGCAGGCGGTGAAGGCCGTTGGATACGGCCACTGGATAGCGCAAGTGGATACGGCGGACGAAGACGAAGCCAGGAAGCTCCTCGATGGGTTCGACCCGTCGACGCCGGAAGCGACGAACGTCGTCAACTATCAGGTGGACGTGGAGGAAGTTGACGGCCAGATCCCGGATAACGTCGACCACATCCAGCAGCAGATTGAATACATTCTGTCGGCGCTCCCGACGCCGCTCTACCGTGTCGGGTTCGCGGGCGACATCAACCGAGATGTGACTGACGTTCAGCAGGACGACTACCAGGAGCAAGTGCGGCGCGAACGCGACCGGCTTGAGTCTGCGTTCTCGGAGCTGTTGGAGCAGAAAGCCCGCGAGTTCCTCTACGGCGATGCGAAAGCCAGTCAAGACGTGCCGGACGTCGAACTCGTCATTGAGCCGGAGCGTGACGAGAACCCGCTCAAGGATGAGGAGTTTGACGCGGACGAGTTCTCCAACGTGATGCAAGGCCTCAAAGCCGCCGCTCCTGGTGGTGCCGTTGAGCAAGTGGTGCCGCCGCATGAAGTCCGAGAGACGTTCCTCGGGCTGGATGCCGACCCCCCCGAAGCACCTGATTCGGAGGGTGAGATGGCGGGGCTCCCCGATGAGGCAGACCCACAAGTTCGGGAAGCATTCAACGACGCCTATCTCGCCACCCAGTACAGCGAGGGCGACGAGGTCGAGACACCGGACGGTGTTGGTGTCGTCGTCGACGTCATCACTGCGGATGAAACGTTCGCAGGGACGGCTATCGAAGCCAGCGAGTCCTCGCCGACGTACATCGTCGCAACCGAAGGCGGCCAGCCAGCCTGGCAGGACTACAAAGCCAGCGACCTCGAGGCGACAACCATCGAAGTGGAGGGCGTCGACCCTGTGGATGCGGCCGCCGAAGCCGAAGCGATGGCAGACCTCGCCGCTGCCACACCCGATGGTGGAGAGCACGCGGACCTCGGCGTAACGGACTGGAACTATCCCCCGTCGTGGGAGGACTCTCCGACGCCGAACCGCGTCATCCTCCTGAAAGCATGGGCGGGGATGGGCGGCAGCTTCGACGGGTGTGAGCGAGAGATGCGGGGCGAGATCGGCCGCACCGCTCCGTTCTGCGCGGCGATGAAAGACCGAGTGCTACTCACCGAGGAGTGGCGGTGACTACCCGTGTCCTGCACCCACGACAACCACGCCCACCTCCGACAACTCTCGGACGACCCGACGCACACCACGCAGATCCGCGAGAATTTCCTCCGAGAACTCCGGCGGCGGTTCAAACGTCTCCGCGGACGCATCCGAGAGGTCGTGGGGTACGACGAGGACCGGTTCAACCTCAAGCAGGACGCCGCCCTCGCCGATGCGGAGGACATCGAACGCTTCCCAAGTAACGAGGGGAAGACCCGCCAGTTCCTGAAGTGGCTTCGAGAACGACTCCGCGACGGCGTGCTAGAGGTAGCGTCCACCCGAGAGGTCCGAAACGGCGAACACTGGAGCGCGACGTTCATCCGAGCCGCCTACACCAGGGGCTGGGAGAACGCTCTTGACCGACTCCAGCAGGCGGGCGTCGAAACGGCGGAGGTCGAAGACGTCTTCCGGATGGGTGTTCCGCAAGAGCAACTCCAACGACTCTACACCCGGACGTATGAGAACCTCCAGTCCGTCACGCAGGACGCGCTTCCCGCAGTCCGAGAGACGTTGACGAAAGGCCTCGCAGAGGGCGTGAATCCGCGGGAGATGGCGCGCCGGCTGACGAAGGAAGTGCGGACGATTCAACGGACGCAGGCGGAAGTCCTCGCCCGCACCGAAGTCATCAATAGCTACTCAGAGGCGACGCTCAACCGCTACGAGCGCGCTAGCGTGGACGGCGTCACAGTGAGCGGGGAGTTCTCGACGGCGGACGACTCCCGGGTGTGCCCGATCTGCGAGGCTATCGAGGGCGCGGAGTATGCCGTGGATGAGATGCGGTCGGAAACGTTTACGTTCACGCCGAGTGAGTCTGAGCCAGACTACTTAGAAGGCGAGTATCCAGTCCGCCCGCCGGTCCATCCCCAATGCCGGTGCGCTATCTTACCAGTAGTGGAGTGATGAAACAAGTATGACTGTAAGCAACGTTCAGAGTCGCATCGCCGGCCTCGCCGGAGACAACCACACCATCAACGGCGTCGCCATCGGCCCCGACGACGTAACCCGCGGCCTCTCCGGAGATCGGAAAGTCTGGCAATCCCCAGACCTCCGCGAAGCCGCCTCGACGCTGGAGGGAACGGAGGTTAACCCGCTCCACTCGCAGGCGTCTGTCGGGGAAGTCACGCGCGCCGGGTTCGACCCCGAACGTGGCGTTGTCTACGAGGTTGAACTCGAAGACGAAAATCTCGCCGAACAGGTTGCGAAGGGCGGCCTTGAAGTCTCCATCGAAGCCCGCCACAGTGATGGTGGGGTGGTGGAAACGCCGCAGGGCGAGGCGATGCGCGCCACGGACATCGAGTTCACTGGCCTCGCGCTCGTGCAGCATGGTGCCGCCCCGAGCGCGTCAGCCCAGCCCGGCGAGGCGGCCGCGCTCTCTGCCGAAGACATCTCGGCCGCGCTCTCCGACGAGGAGGGTTCCGCCGAGGATGAATCGGCGGCCATGACTGATGACTCCGTAAGTCCCGAGCGCGGGCAGGACGAGGGGATGGACTCGGATAACGAGACAACCACCAGCGATTCTACAACTATGAGCGAAGACAACAACGACCCCGAGAGTCCGGACGTGGACGCGCTCCTACAGCGTGTTGACGAGAAGGACGAACGAATCGAAGAACTAGAAGCAGAGCTTTCGGACGTCCGCGAGGAGCTGTCCGAGACCGAAGACGAAGTGGAGCAGGCGGCCCGCGCCTACGCCGAGGCGCTCGCCGACGAGACCGTGTTCTCCGAGGACGAACTCGTGGAGAAGTTCGAGGTCGAGGAACTCCGCGAGAAGGTGGAGAGCACGGAAGGCGCGTCGCTGGCGGACGCTGAACCCGACGTGCAGTCCGGCGGGAGTGAAAGCGAGGAGACGGCTAGCCTCTCCGACGCTGAACAGGCGGAGGCCGAGGAGCACCGCGAGGCTATCGCGGAACTCGCGGGCGCGTCTAGCCGTGTCGCCGAGATCGAGCGCGAGCGGCGTGCGGAACAGCTTGCGGAAATCACGGGTGAGGACCCCGACACCATCCTCGAACAGGAGGACTAACTCATGGCACTCGCACCCGGACAGGAGATGTACCCCGGTCTGATTCTCGCCAACGTGGCGAGCGGCACCACCGCAGGAACTGAACTCGGCGCGTCCGCAACGGACGGCCAGCTCGGGAGCGGCAGTGAAGGCGTCTCGGCCGTCACGGACGAAGGCGCGGTCGCGGGACTTTCGACGAACGAGTCTGTCCCGAGCGGCTACGCTGCCGTTCCGCACGACGACGTGAAGGTTACTTACGAGGCTGGCGAGACCGTCAGCCCCGGCGACGCTGTCGGCATCAGCAGCGGCCAGCTTCGCGCGGCTAACTCGGGTGACACGAGCCCGAACGTCATCGGTATCGTCGGCCGTGGCGCTGGCGAGGACGCTGGCACCGACTACGCAAGCGGCGAAGATGTTCCGGTCTACCTAATCGAGTAAAACAATGCCTAGTCAAGTTATCACCCAGGAGACGGTTCGTAGCGCACTCGAAGAGCGACTGCAGGAAACCCTCGTGTTCCGTGACGCCTTCCGTGGCCTCGACGCTACGGGCGTTACGGGCGACACCATCAAGGTGCCCAACCCCGCGGACGTGATGGCGGAACCCGCCGCTATCGAACCGACCGCGGACTACCCGACGACCCGAGAGGAATACGAGAAAATCAGCATCGAGCGCCAGAAGTACGGTGAAATCATCAAGGTGCCCGAAGAGGACGCGATGGACTCCGTTCCCGATCTGGTGGCGGACCACGTGGACCTCGCCGCCCGCGAGATGGCGGAGTTCCTCGACGGCCTCGCCTACACCGAACTTCAGGGCAACCTCTCCGCGGACGGTCCCGTTGGCGACGACGGGGGCAACCTCACTTACGACGACATCGTGAGCGGTGTCGCCGCGCTGGAGGAGAACGGTGCACAGCCGGACATGGCGTTCTTCGGCCCGCAGGGGAAGGCCGACATCCTCGGCTACCTCGCGGACCGCGGCACCGACCTCGGCGACGAAGCTGTCACGGCGGGCCAGTTCGGCGCGTTCGCCGGTCTCGACTTCCTCTACTCGACTGCTGGCGACCTTACGGCCCACGACGCGATTCTCGTGGACTCCAGCCAGTTCGGGTACGAGGCGACGTTCGAGGACATCGAGACTGAGGAGGAGCGCGACTTCGACAGCGACACGCAGAAGTACAAGATCCGGACGATGAAGGGCTTCAAGGCGATGAAGCCTGAGGCGGCTATTCGGGTGCAGGGCTGATAGCCCATGACCGGACGCCAGCGTCGGCGTCATAGGGCGCGGGCGGAAGGCCA